TAATGGGACTAACTAACCACTACTTAAAAGACCGTGCGCGTATTAAGCGTCCCGTCACCAACTTTAATAGAGGCATCGTGTCCCAAGAGGCTGAATTTGAGCCTATTGGAGACTGGATTCCTGCCCGAATTCGTTCTAAGAGCGGATTAGAAGTTGTAGAGGACGGTCGAGTAGTTTTGCCCGAGGATTATGAGCTTGTGTTGGCCGTTTCTGACATAAATGGCAATAGAGTACAGATTGAACAGGCTGATCGCTTCGAGATTATGACAAACTATAATACGGAGCTAGATTATCCTGTACTTGGCTATAAGATTGACGGGGCTATTACAGAAACCCGTAAGGTAACGAAGCTTGTATCGTATGTTATTCCCGTCGTGAGAGATACGGAATTCTAATGACTGTAAAAGGCTCAGTATCAAAAATGATTGGCCGTCATCTTAGTCAAATGGACAAGATGAATAAAGAATGTGTTGAGGATTCCCTTGATGCATTGGCAAAGCTTGCGGCTGCGTTTACTCCTGTCGATACTGGACACCTAGCTAAGTCTTGGAGGACTACTCCTGTACATAGAAACAGTCGAGGACAGTATACCGGGCGTATTTACAACCCCGTACACTATGCAGCGTCTATCGAACATGGATCAAGCCCCCATTTGATTACTCCTACCAATAAGAAGGCTCTGTCTTGGGATGGTGCGCGTCACCCTGTTAAAGAGGTTATGCATCCCGGCTCTACCGGACACCACATGGCTACAAAAGCTGCCGAGGCGTTTAAGACCACAGGACTTAGAACTAAGATTGCAGAAGACAAGACAAAGAAGTACATTAACTAATGGCTGATACCGAACGAGACTTACGAGAGCAAGCGAAGTATTCTCAGATCCTTGGGGACTTGTATTCCCTTAAAGAGTATCTATTTGAATCACCGCTACCTATTAAGACCTTCTACCTACAGCGGGTAGAGGGCAGTTTTTCGCGTCCGTCTTTCCTTATCAAATTTGTCAGCTTTCCGTCTGAGCCATATAACGCTCATATGACTACTAGACTTGAATCTATGATGATCCAGTTCTTTACTGAAAGCACTTTTGAAGCACACGCAATTGCGGATCAAGTATGTCAGTTACTTCGACCAGATGGACGGGATCTTATCCTTCCTAGGTATGACTTTACTCAAGATCCTCCGAGAAAGATTCCTGTTAATGAGCGAATGGGTACCCGAGTAGATCCGACAACTATTTCTGCGGAACCCTTTGAAGAACCTGACGGTGGCTGGAACGTACCGATCACATTTACAATGCGATCTGACCTTCTTCATCTTCACGAAGGTATTCCTCTTGAAAATGTGATTCTAGAAAGCCTTGGACCCGAGGACGGAATCACTAGAACAAGCACAGATATTAGTGGAACAGCAAGTATGGAAGCCGAGTCTGTTTAAGTCAACGGTGACAACACATACTTTGAAAATATGCTATTATGTAAATAGCATCCGTACAAACTGTTTTTACAGTTGAGGAAGGTAAGTTAATATGGCTGATAAGAACGAACACCGTGAAGAGGCTGGCCGAAAGGTTGAAGCTGCGACGACGGGTGCGCGTGAGGCAAAGGATTCTCCCGACGTAGCAGGAGCCGACAACTCGGCCCGTGCGCCTCGTAGGGCACCGCGAGCCGCTGCACCTGACGATGATAAGTATTCTGTCGATTCTTGGGGGCAATTTGCTCGTCAGGCGTTCGGCGTACCTGCCTATGTATTGAAGGCAGTAGCAGCAGACGATGATCGAACGGAATACAGTAAGTCTGAACTAGAAGAGCTAGTAAAGAACTTTTTGGGTAGACCGGCTGAATAACGTGCTATACTTTATTCAGTCTTACTATTTGTGGACAAAATTTGTGACGAAGGTTACAGGAACTATGGACTTTGAGTTCAGGGAGCGTGCATAATGGCAGGGAATTGGACAGATGCGAACCCTCCAATTAGACCCGGTATGTATATCAACTTCGAGACTTTTGGAACCCCTCCGGTACCAAAGGGTAACTCGGGTATTGTTGCTATTCCTATCACGGCTGATTGGGGTCCGGTACGCGAATTCGTATTGCTAGATTCTGACGTTCAGTTTCAGGAGGTCTACGGACCAAATGCTGCTTACAAGTCTTATCTTGTACAGGAAGCATTCCGAGGCGGTGCGCTACAGGTTCTTGCATACAGAATGCACGATGAAGTAGATTTAGACACGAACCCCGGCAAGGCGACTCTAACACTAGACGACGCTGACGGACCCGTTATTAACCTAACGGCAAAGTATGCTGGTACCCGTGCTGATAACTTCAACGTGACGGTGCGAAGAAATCCTATTGATACTCTACGAGCAGATATCTTCATTTACGAAGGTGACGAGCTACGAGAGAAGTTCACCGATATTGGTGAGGTCGTAGGCGCACAGCAGCATCACCTACACACGGCAGTCATTGCAGCAATTAATGACCCGCGTGGTGGATCTAAGTTGGTCACGGCAGAGCTAGACGCAGGATTTGTTCCTCCGCTACCCGCCGCTTCTAACGCACGTCTTCTAGCAGTTACCAATGTCCCAATGGCGGGCGGCGTTGACGGCGTTGATGTTAACGGAAACGTGCCGGTTAGCCATTACGTTGGCGACCCGCTTACTGGATTCGTTGGTGCGCTTGACGCATTTGAATTCCAAGGCGGTTACGACGTATTCACGCTACCGGATATCGTAGACACTACTCTTATTACTGCGGTAATTGAGTGGACGATTGATCAGAACGAGCGTGGTAATTACGTGATGACTGTTATCGGTGGCGACACTGGTGATACTCTTGATCAGGCTATTACTCGATCTGAAACTGCGGGCAACGAGTTTATCGTTAACGTCGGCATTACAAGTCTACGAGTAACCAGCGCAGACGGAACCGTAACGGTTCGAAGGCCAGCAGCAATGACCGCGCGAGTAGCCGGTATGATTGCAGACGCGGGTATCGGTAAGGCAATTACATTCGGACACGTAAGTTCGCCAGATTCTACGGTTGAGGTTGCCGCTCCTATGGCAGCAGCGGATATCGAAGAGGCAATTACGTCAGGTGTCGTTGTATTCACTAAGCGAGGCGGCAACGTCGTAGTCGAGGACGGTATCACTACCTTCACCGATTACACAATCGAGAAGGACGTTACGTTCGGAACGATTAAGTCTGTTAGGACTATGCAGCAGATCGCCCGTGACTTCAACGATATTATCGAAGGAAGCTACATTGGTCAGGTAAATAACACAGCAATTGTTCGAAGCTCGCTTCTAACAGTGGTTGCAGATTACCTACAGGGTCTTGAAGCAACCGACGTTCTTATTCCGGGTAGTCAGGTCTTGCTTGACGAGAGTTACGACAATACCGGAAATGATATCCACCTTCTATTGATCGTTCAGTTTGGTCGAGAGCTTAAGCGTGTCTTGATTAAGCTTCGTGCCCCGACTATCTAATAGGGAAAGAGGAATAAGAAATGGCTACTAATATTTACGGTCCAGAGAGGAACATCTTTGGTCGCGCAGGTAAGGTTTATCGGAAGCGTGCTGATGCAGGCGCTAATGAGCCGCCTGAGTGGTTGATGAATGTTACCGAAATTACGGCTTCTATGACGATTGATCGTCTAGAGGTTCGTAGAGCGGGATCATACTTTGTTCAGTACAAGGCTGGTGAAATCACTGGTGAAGGTACGCTTACAGTTGACAAGGTTAACTCTAAGTTTGAAGAAGAGTTTATTGATTACATCAATAGGACTTCTACTGGTACCACAAGCCGTGAGCTACCGACCTACTACTTGCATCTAGAACTTGCAGATCCGGGTCAGCCTGAAATTGCATGGAACGCAGCGGGTGACGCTACTAAGGGACACGAAGAAATCGTCCTAAGTGGTGTTAACTTCTGGACGATGCCGTTCGGATTCTCGATTGGTGATATGGTTACACGCGACCTAGACTTCACCTTCTCAGGAATTACGTTTGGTAAGACCGGCGATGCCGCTAACCCAGATCGAAAGATCCTAGAAGACTAAAAAGTTATACCTCACACCTATTAGACGTTAAGGGTCGCTTCGGCGGCCCTTTTTCGTATCTTTAATAAAACACGAACTAGTACCAATTTCTATGGTATACTAGTATGGCAAGTCCGAAACACTACTCTAATAGGGAGTTATTTAATGAGTGAAGGTACTATCGAGGATACAACGCCTCTAACAAAGGAAGAGAAGGCCGAAGAGCAGCAGCAGAAGAATCTGTCTGCGCTGGACGTACTTCTACGCGCTACACCCGTGCGTCAGACCGAGACAATTAAGATTCCTAAGAGGCAGGGACTACCCGCCGACCTAGAGCTTACTGTTGGGTCTTTGAGCGACCGGGACTTTAAGGAAGTTTCCGATCAGTCTGAGCAGCCGCTAAATAGGCGACAGCGACGACAGGGCGGCAATGTACAGCGTGAAACAGACGGAAACTTGTTCCTGCGACTAGTCGTAGCCAAGGGTGTCGTTAATCCCGATCTAGGAAATGCAAAGCTTCTAGATTCTCAGGATTGTTTTACTGCTGACCAGCTAGTGCAGAAGCTACTTCTACCCGGTGAGATTGCCCGAGTAGCAGAGATTATCATGGATCTTTCTGGATTCAACGATAACACGGTAGAATTCGCAAAAAACTAATCAAGGGTGGGGGAGTGGCATCGTATCTTCAAATGATGGTACGAATGTTCCACTGGACCGAGTATGATGTATATAGGTTCTACAATGTAGACCATATTGAATACCCTAACCTTCCTCCACCCCCTAATCCCACCGGCATTCAAGTGTTCTTTATGGCCTGTCTTGAGGTCACTATTGATCAAATGAATGACGAAAATGATCCTGACGGCGCACGTAAGAGAAAACGTGCCGAAGAGCGTCGTGAGGAACAGGCAATTTGGGGTCAGGTACAAAATCGGTAATAAGGGGTCGGCAGTTACATACTGACCGGCCCTTTTCCGTACTAGTTCATGTATAATTTAATCATAGGTCTTTTTGAAGGGGGTGAACACCCGTGGCAGGCGAAATTGTAAGAGTAACATATGTGCTGAACGACAAGATTAGTCGTCAGCTTAAGCTTATTCAAAAGACCTCCGGCTATGCCGAAGCGAAGATCCAGAATCTTGACAATAAGATTCACAAGCTAGCCACGTCAAAAGACCCTGCTAAGTTCGCCACAAACGTAACTAGAAGCCTTGATAGGGTTAATAAGTCCATGAATAATGTGACTCAATCCTATAAGACGATGGAAATTGCATCTAAGAATTCCTATAACGCGCAGCAGAAGCTTGGTACTGTTTTCCAGAACAATACTAACAAGTTAAATGCACAGACCGGCGCAGTTAATAACTACAGCAAGGCTCTAAATAACGGTACTACAACTACTTCTCGCGCATCCGGTGTCGCTGAGAGGTATGGTAAGGTTCTAGACCAGACCGCTAAGGCCGAAAAGAACTTTGTAAAGCATTCTGAGGTAAAGACACGCTCTGTTGAGAGGCAGGGTCGTGGATTCCAAGGCGCACACGGACACGCCTCTAAGTATAATGGTATTCTTGGGAACCTTATCGGCAACGAAAGTCGATACCGTGCTGTTCTTCGAGAAGTAGCAGACTATTCATTCTTCCGTGACGGTTTTGAATCCGGCGCAAAGATGTTTGAAATGTCTACCAAGATTTTGGGTATTCTTCCCTTAATCGGCGTAGCAGCGGGTGGCTTGGCCTCGGCTATGAACGGCCTAGCGGCCGGTGCGGTAGCCGCAGCAGCGTCCCTAGGGCGTCTAGGTAGTGTCGCCGCTGCCCTTCCCGGTCTAATGTCTGCCGCCGCTGTAGGTATGGTCGGACTTAAAGCTATTATGAAGTCGGTCGTTGAGCCGTCACTTAAAAATGTACCTAAGCTAGAGGACGCGCAGGAAAGAGTAACCGAAGCGCAGTCCCGAATTAGTGATGCTCAGGGTAAGGTACTTGACGCACAGGATAAGATTAACAAGGCGTCTAGGGATCTTATTAAGGCAGAGAATGCTGCCACCGATCAGGGCACAACTGTATCAGAATTCAATAGACTAGCCGAAGCTCAGGCAAAGGTCACAAACTCTAAGCGTGACGCCGCTGATGTTCAGAAGAATATCGGTGAATTGCAGCGAGAGGCTAATAAGGCTCAGGAAGAGTACAATAAGCTACAGTCTCAGACCCCTAAGAAGGCAAAGGCTCTTTACGACGAAGTAGAGAAGACAAAGATTTCTTGGATGAACCTGTGGCAGACCGCAGGAACCGGCAAGGATATCATCGACATTATGATCGAAGGTATGAAGCTGGCCCAGAGACTAATGGTTACTCTTGCTCCGCAGGCCGACCGTCTTGTAGACCTATTCGTTAGAATGGCCGAGGCCGTATTTTCGTTTGCGGATAGCCCAGCCTTCAAGAAGTTTGCTCAAAATGAGTTAAACATGGCTATTGATAACCTAGGTAAGATGTTTGACATTGCGTACAAGCTTCTTCCTCTAGCTATGAGCCTATTTGCAGTTTCACAAAGATGGACCGCTGTTCTTCTAGACATTGTTGACGGTTGGGCTAATACTGCCAGCAGCGCCGAGCAGGTAGAAAAGATCACACAGTCTATGACTAAGTGGCTTGTACGAGGATATAACTCCCTACAAAATTGGGGACAGATTACCCGTAACCTTTGGAAGACTTTCTCTAATATCTTTGCTGCTGCGTCGGGTACTACGACCAGCTTTGAAGAATCACTAGCGGGAACTACCGCAGCATGGGCTGAGTGGACCGGCCGTGCAGATAACCTACAAAAAATGTCTACTTTCTTCCGAAGCTCTTTTGATATTCTTAAGGGTCTAGGTCGCCTTGCCTCAGATATTGCTTCGGCGTTTGGTATTATCGCGGGTACGTCTGGATCAGGCGGGGCTACGAGTGCAGAAAGCACCGTTCGATCTGTTAATAAGTTCTTAGATCAGCTTGGTACCGGAATTATTAGGTTTGCTGGCTTTGCAAAGGAAGCATTAGACGAACTAGGCCCGAGCCTTAGTGGACTTTATACCGCAATGGGTCGAGTAACAGGTGGCACAGGCGACGGTCTAATTAAAATTGTAGACGGTATTGTGAATGCCGCTACGTTCTTGATTAATGGCTTTGCTACAATTACAGAAACAATTCCCGGAGCAAAGACTTTCCTATCCGCATTGATTGCTCTTAGGCTTGGCCTTCTAGCTACAGGATTTGCCGCAGGATCTATCTTGGGGCCGCTTGCCCGTGCCGCTAAACTAATGACAATGGCATTTGGTGGTGCTGGTCCGTTGGCTCAGGCACTAGGTAAGGGCGGCGGCAAGATGGGTAAGCTTATTGCCCAGCCGGTATTTGTTACTAACTGGCCTCCGGGTATGATGGGTATGGGACCGGGCGGTGCCGGTGGCGGCGGTGGCGGCGGTCGTGGTGGTCGAGGCGGTCGTGGTCCCCGTGCAGGTTGGGGTAGTGGCGGTGCCGGAGGAAGTTTCCGAGGTAGAATTGGTGCTGCCTATGGTGGAGCTAGGACTTATCAGGGAATGGGTCGAATGGGCGCAGCGGGGCAAGCTGGAAAGTCAGCATTGCGTGCGGCCGGTATGGGCGGCGGCCTTCGTGCAGCGGGCGCAGGTCTTGGACGAGGATCAATGCGAGCTATTCCTGTAGCCGGTTATGGTTTAATGGCATATGATGCTGTTAAGATTATGACAGCCGATGATATGACTAAGGGCCAGAAGTCAGTCGCGGGCGGTACTCTTGCCGCTGGTGGTCTTGGCGCAACGGGTGGAGCTATGCTTGGTGCTGCTGTAGGCACCGCAATTCTACCTGTTGGCGGTACAGCCGTTGGTGCTGTCGTCGGAGGTACCGCAGGGTATGTTGCTGGTACAAAGGCCGGACAATATGGTGGTGGAAAAGCAGCAGACCTAGCTTCATGGGTTTCTGGTAACGAAACCAGTGGCGACATTAAGCGAATGGAAGAGGCTGGCCGAAAGGCAGAAGAGCAGGGCAACGCTTTCCGAGCTATTAATCAGGGTAAGCAGCAGATTCAGCAGACGACCGAAGGGTTTGTTACTAGTCAGCTAGCCACCGTTAATCTATTGAAGGATTCTAATGCACTTGCCGCAGAGCAGGTAGGTATTCAGGCTGGACTAACAACGGCTGAAAGTCAGTCTTTGGTTAAGCTACAGCGTCAGCAGCAGATCGCGCAGGCAACAAAGGAAGCCGATAAGATTCTAAATAAGACCAAGCTTGATACTGTTAAGCAGCGAGAAGCGGCTAAAAAGCAGCTACAGGCTATGGGCATGGGATCAAAGGCGGCCGAAGAGGTCGTTGGAGGCGTCCGAGGTAATAGAACCAAGCGAGCCAACGCCCAGCGACACGCAGCACTTGGATACCAGAAGATTGGTGGATCAGAAGTACGAGTAGTTGGCAAGGGGCAGTCAGCCGCCGCTCTAAAGGCCGAAGAAATTATGAAGCATAAGCGTTCTGGTGGAGAGTACAACCCAGCAGAAATTGTCACTCAGTCACAGGCTGGTGCTATGCGAGAAACCGCAAACGCTGTGGCCGCTTCTAAGGAATTTGGTATCAAGAGGGACGCTGCCTTGGCGAACCTTGATGAAATGACCAAGCAGGTTAAGGAAAAGAATCAGGGTGTTATTGATACCCTAAATAAGAACCCGGAAACAATTAACGATATTACGGCCCAGCTAAACACGTCCTTGCTTGCTCAGGGCGATACGATGGTAAAGACTATTGATGCCAATGGTAGGAATATTACCAAGGCTAACCGTGGATGGGTTACTGACAACGCAGAGCTATTCCAAGCACTAGATCCTAGTATTGATATTGGGGCGTTGACGGGTGCTGCAAAGGATTCAAAGGCTCCTGTTAAGAGAGCTAGGGGTGGTTACATTCCGGGCAACCCGTCAACAGGTGATTCCGTAAAGGCATTGCTAACACCGGGCGAGGTCGTGCTAAACAGGGATCAGCAGGCAAAGGTTGGACACAACACAATTAAGTCTGCGATTAATGGTGGTGCCCCGAAGAATGATAGGGACGGGCATCAGCAGTTTGCGGGCGGCGGTATGGCTCAGGATAAGTCGTCAAATGCAGCCTCACAGAATATCTCTACAGCCGGTCTAAAGCCTGCCGCGCTTGCCGAGCTAGCGAACGCTAACCGATTTGGTCTACACCTAATCTCCGGTTTCCGACAGGATAAGTTCCCAGAGCATCCTTCTGGTCTTGCTATGGACCTTAGTAATGGTCTACTAACGTCTGAAATGCAGGCGTATGCTAGCAGCCTACAGTCTAGGGGCCGTGGTGGTTCACCTATTCACGGTGTTATCTATAACAACCAGAGTACCGGATATGGCGGTAAGTGGGATTGGAAGACATACGGTGGAGGAAACACCGGAAATCCAACGCAGGACCATAAGGACCACGTTCACGTTTGGATGCTAGGAAATGGCGACGTAGATGAAGTAAGTCCGGGAGCCGGTGCTACGGGATCAGGTCCAGCGAAGCTATCTAATATGACCAAGGCACCTAACTTTGGTAAGTCAGTTATGGGTCGAGCTACCCAGAGTGCTGCTGTC